CATTTTAAAATTGGTTTAGAGTCCTTGAATAGAATTTTAACTGAAAATAAAATTCTGAAATTAACGAAATCTAAATGTACTTGTTAAATAGTACTAAAAAAATTATAATTATAAATATTATTAAATTCAATCAAGGAGACCCTAAATGACTGGTACCAATGAAAATCGTGATTTCCAAGAAGTTCTAAGAAAGACTTTGGAAGAAGCGAAGAAAAAGAAGTCTCGCGAGAAGGACGACGATTCCGACGCTGAAGACGAAGATGATAAGGAAGCCGGCTGGTCTAAGGATAATAAGAAAGCCGAGAAAGCCGAGAAGGACGACGAAAGAGACGATAAGAAAGCCAACAAAAGCAAGAACCGTCCCGATGACGAAGTCGCTGAAGAAGTAGAAGATGATCTCGAAGAAGAGACAGAAGCAGCTTCATCACTTCATCCTGCAGCTCGCGCTGTTAAGGGTGACGAAAAGTCTATCTCACCTTCAAAGATTTCCCAGCTTCAGAAGCTTCTTGGTCTAGTATCTTCTCTTAATAAGAGTGAATATACTGACTTCTTCGATAAGGTTATTGGTCAGTTTGGTCCAGGTAAGGATTACGGTATCGGTGATAAGTCTGGCTCAAATGCAGCTACACTTGACATGCATCCTTCGCTTGCAGTTTCTACTAAGGGTCCAAAGACTAAAGAAGGAATGCCTAAGCTTTCTGTTAAGGAAGATGTTGAAAGTCTTTTTGAAGGTCAGGACCTTTCAGAAGAGTTCAAGGATAACGTTTCTACTCTATTCGAAGCTGCTGTTACAACTCGTGTAATGATTGAAAACACTCGTCTTGAAGAAGAATATGAAACAGCTCTTCATGAAGAAGTATCTGCTATTACAGAAGAACTTACAACTAAACTTGATTCATATCTTGATTACTTAGTTGAGAATTGGATGAAGGAAAATGAAGTAGCCATTGAATCTACACTCCGCAATGAACTTATGGAAGAGTTCATCGGCGGTCTTAAGAACCTATTTACTGACCACTATATTAGCGTTCCTCAGCAGCAGATTGATGTTGTTGAAGCCCTTGCTGATAAGGTTAACGAACTTGAAGATAGACTTAATGAGTCTATCACAGAGAACTCAGAGCTTAAGTCTTTCGTCACTGAGGCTAAGCTTTCAGATGTCTTCGAAGAAGTTTCTTCGGACCTTACACTAACACAGAAGGAAAAGTTTGAAGCCCTTGCTGAAGGGATTGAGTTTGATGGTGACTTGGACATCTACGCAAAGAAACTAGCTATTATCAAGGAACATATTTTCAAGAAGGATTCTCCAACTGGTACAACAAATATCACTGAAGAAACTTTCGAGGGTGAAATCTCTGATAAGACTGTAAATATTGATCCACAGATCGATCGTTATGTCCAGGCTCTTGCAAGAACCGTTAAAAACTAAATAATTATAAATAAAATCAGAAACCTATTAGAAAGGAAATTTAAATGTATCTAGCTGAGGAAATCCAAAAGAAGTGGGCTCCGGTTCTCGATCACACCGCTCTTGGTGACATCAAGGATCAGCATCGTCGTAGTGTTACTGCGATCATGCTTGAGAACACTGAAAATGCTCTTCGCGAAGCTGGTGCACATGGCTCTTACCAGACACTTATGGAAACATCTTCTACAGTGCCTGCTAACTTCATGGGCACATCTTCTTCAACACCAGGTGCTGGTGGTATCGATACTTTCGATCCAGTACTTATCTCCCTAGTTCGCCGTGCAATGCCTAACCTTATTGCTTATGACATCTGTGGTGTTCAGCCAATGACCGGTCCTACCGGCCTTATCTTCGCAATGCGTTCACGTTATGCTAACCAGACTGGTGCAAACGGTTGGGCAAATGGTCAGACTCAGGATAACGAAACCTTCTACAACGAAGTAAACACAGCGTTTGCTACCGTTGACTCAGGTGCTAACACTCTTGGTCAGAAGTTCGTTGGTACAATTCCTGGTGCTACAAACACATCACCACTTACAGCTGTTAATACATATAACACTGGTTCAGGTATGTCAACAGCTCAGTCAGAAGCTCTTGGTACTGATTCTAATACTGCTTTCCCTCAGATGGCTTTCACCATTGAAAAGGTTACAGTAACTGCAAATACTCGCGCTCTTAAGGCTGAGTACACCATGGAATTGGCACAGGATCTTAAGGCTATTCATGGTCTTGACGCTGAAACCGAACTTGCAAACATTCTTTCTGCAGAAATTCTTGCTGAAATTAACCGTGAAATTGTTCGTACCATTAACATCACTGCTACTCAGGGTGCTATGGATAATACAACAACTCAGGGTGTCTTCGATCTTGATACTGATTCTAACGGTCGTTGGTCAGTAGAAAAGTTCAAGGGTCTTATGTTCCAGCTTGAGCGTGAAGCTAATGCTATTGCTAAGCAGACCCGTCGTGGTAAGGGTAACATCGTAATCTGTTCATCAGACGTAGCGTCTGCTCTTCAGATGGCCGGTGTTCTTGACTACGCTCCTGCTCTTGCTGCAAATAAGCTTGACATTGATGACACAGGTAATACCTTCGCTGGTGTTCTTAACGGTCGTCTTAAGGTATACATCGATCCTTATGCTCTTGGCGGTAACTATCTAACCGTTGGTTATAAGGGTTCTTCTGCATTCGATGCTGGTCTCTTCTATTGCCCATACGTTCCTCTTCAGATGGTTCGTGCAGTTGATCAGTCAAGCTTCCAGCCAAAGATTGGTTTCAAGACACGTTATGGTGTTGTTGCTAACCCATTCGCTCAGGGGCTTGTTAAGGGTTCTGGTGCGCTTGCTCTTGGTG